CCCACGCACTTCAGCCTTGCCAGCGTCCGCAACGCCACTGAAGGTGCGCCGCTCGGTGGCGATCTTCTCGCGGATCGAACTCGACACCTCTGCTTTTTCAAGCGCGAGGTTCTGAGTCATCTCCTGCATCCCAAAGAGATTTTCCTGCGTCTCGGTATGCTGGGGCGCTCCCTTCACCATGCGCGCCAGCTCTTCGACCGTATCGTCTGAGACCCGCTTGCCCTTCGACTCCGCCTTCTGGATGAGCTTTAGCAGCGCTTCCTGGTCGGCGGGGTCTGCGCTTGCGTTGCCGATGGCGACTCCACGGCCCTCGCGTATCTTCCCGCTGACCACCTGATCGAAGATGCTTGGGTCCAGCTTCGCAAGCGCGGTACCCTTTGAGGCTGTTGCTTCGCCCATAGAAATACCCAGGCCGTCCAGACGTTCCGGGGTGATACCGGAATCACGGAAGAACTTCGCTGCATCCATCGCGGTCCCGCGGCCTTCGGCAATGTTCTGCAAAGCTCCCACGGCGCGGGCTTCTTCGGCGGTGGGAACGTCGATGTTCTTTGTCCAGAGGCTATCGACGCCGCTTTCCTTCGCTAGCGTTGCGCGGTGGTGACCGTTGACTGCGTAGGTTTTGCCGTCCTCTGGGTCTTTCCATACACTGAGCAGTCCCGCCAGGTCCTCGTTCCACTTGCGGCCCTTCAAGAGATTGGTGACGCCGCCCGCGTCCGTGTTCATCTTGAATTGGAACCGCTTCGGGTCCATCTCAATGTCTGAGACCTTCGTGCGCTGTACGTTGTCCTCTGGTGTCGCTTCCCGTTCGACGGGGATCTCCGGAGTGGGTGCCGGTGCGGGAGCAGACTCAGCCGGTGCGCTTGCAACCTCTGGGGCTTCGCCCACGGTCACTTTCGGGTTGTAGAGGTCCAGCAACTCGCTCGGCGTCACCCCAGCCGCTCGCGCCATATTCGTATACACGTTGGCATCCTTGGTTGCCAGCGCCTCCGCCACTTCGGGAGTCTCGCCAGCGTCCACGTAGCGTCCGCGCAGGCTCTCTTTCACCTCTGCATATTCAGGAGTCGCCGCCGTCTCCGCCTGCGCCGCCGCCATGTCCGCCTGCAGCTTCTCCGTCCCACCACTGGCTTCCCAATCGGTCAGCTCCTGACGGCCTTGCTCAAACTGCGTTGGAGTCAAGTTGGTGGAGGGGTCTACAACGTGAGGCAAGAGAGCTTTCTGGTGCGCTTCGTCAAGCTGCGAAAGGAAACCAGCCTTTGGAACCTCAACCTCGCCGCCCGACAGGTGCGCTTCAGCGTAGGTCGTCGATCCAAGGCTCGCTGCGATCGCTTGCGGATCCTCTCCCTGGCCACTGAAGTAATAATTGAACTCGTCGACGGGGATACGCAGACTCGGACCCACGCCGGCGGCTGCTTTGATGGCCTCGCCAAACTGGTCGGGAGCGCGTGCCTTCAGTTCGGAACCGTTAGCAGCATCGACCGCTTCCGCCAGATTCGCGTGGAACTGGCCCAGGCCGAGGTGCATCCCTCCCTGAATCGCCGCACCCTGCCCCGCCGCCATCAGAGCGCCCTTGCTCCATGGCTGGCCGGTAACGATGTTGCTCCCAACCTTCGCCGATCCGCCCATCACCGCGCCCGTGCCCACTGAGGACAGCAGCGGGTTATCTTTCAGCCCCGGAATCATGTCGGTAAACCCTGCCAGCACGTTGCCGGGAAGGTTGATACCAAACGTCCTGTTTGCCGCCAGTCGCGCCGCGTCATCACCCCCGCCAGCACCAGCAACGTCAGTGTAGGCCGCGCCGCCCTGCTGGGCGCTGAACGTCGCACCGACACTCAACGCGGTCGCCACCTTGGCAGCCTTTTCGCTCCATCCAAACGTCCGCGCAGCCCACCCCACCGCACTCGCTGCGCCCATGCCAACCGCCATCGACGCCAGCAAAGGAGCCACCTGGTCCATCCCGGTACTCTTCGCATAGTCTGCAACCCCGGCATTCGGGTCATTCGCAAAGACGTTTTCTGGCTTCAGACCGGATTCGATGCTCTGCAGCAGGTTCTGCCGCGTAGGTCCAGCACCATGCCATCCGGCCATCGAAGCCACATCGCCAGCTGTTCCCACCGTTCCGCCCGCTGCTGAGATCGCCATGCGTGTGAGCGGGTACTCGTAGAGATTTTGCTTGACCGCATCCCAGGCATTGCTGACAGAGCCCTTGAGGGACTCCCACGCGCTCGGAGTGTATACGCTCACCTGGTCCATCTTGCGTACATTCTGCTCAATCCCGCCCAGCCGCTGAATCTCAGGCACGCCGGACACTGCCGCATTGTCTGGGTTCGAAGCCCACGCAGTTGTCTTCGGGTTATCCGCAGCGAACTTGTTGTAGTCGATCGATTTCTGGTCGACGGACTGCTTGAGTTGCGTCTGGTAGCCCTGCTGCTGTAGTTGCGGAGAAACTCCCGTCTGGGCCTTGAGTTGGAGCTGTTTCGCGTACTGGTCTGGATCTTGCGTCGTCGCGTAGGCTACCGACTGTTGCAGGTCCTGAGCGGGATTCGGCTGGGGAGGCGGAGGGAACGCCCTCTGAATCGCAGCATCGACATCTTGATCCTGCGGATTGGCGCTAGGTAATAAGTCCGCAGATCCGCTCGTCATCTGGTCAACTTGATCTTGCGTCAGTAATCCATGCTTCTGCGGCATCGTTCATCCCCTACTGCTTGCTAAACTTGCGCCAATTCTGTCCGTTTTGAGTTTGGAGCCAAGCCGATGCGATGTGGCTCTGTGTCGCAGAAATCCCAGCCCTTGCCAATCCCTCCGTGACGCTCGCAGCGTCTTCTGGAGTGATGTGCCCAACGGGGACATTCACGGTTTTTCCGTCAGGGGTTTGGACGGGCTCGTATCCCTGGTCCATGTTGGAAGCCGTGGCATCCGGGAGGTTCACAGCCTTAGCAGAGTTTTTCCAGAAGATACCGCTTGGCTGAGGAACCATTATCGTATTGCCGATAAGAACGTCGTTTATCCCCTTCGTCATCTCCGCCGGCGTGAGTTGTTGCCCCTTCGCATTTTTCAGAGCGGTAAGGTTTAGCTGGATTTGGTTGTGGAGGGGGAGGAAGAGCTTCTGGTTTACCATTTTAGTAGTGACACTCTGACCGTCCGTGTTGATCAATCTCTGGTAGCCCGCCGCCGTAAAGGCCTGGTCCATTAGGTCTTTCGGAATCGACACCTGCTCCGTTTGTTTGCCCGTGGATTTTCCGTAGGCAGCGGTGAACTCCGGCGCCGTCAGATCCTTGCCCCGAGCGATCACATAGGCTGGAGATGCATCTGGGTGTGTTGCAAGGTCCACCAGCGCTTGCAGATGTTCCGGAGAGAGCATCTGCACTTGCGCAGCATAGCTCGCATCCTCCCGCGCTTGTGACATCCTCTGCCGCGCCTGTGCGGCAGGAATCGCCATCAATTGAGCTGCCTTCTCCGGGTCGTTTTGTTCCATCGTGGCCCACTGCGAAGGTGTCAGCGCATCGTTGCTGTACCTTGGAGCTCCGTTAGGGCCAGCACTGTTGATACCGTGCTGCATGAACGCATCCTGCAGCGGCTGCACGGTCAGCTGCTTATTCTCCGCGTCCTGCCGGAAGTTGACCTTCTGCTGGCTGTCCACGTACGTTGCCATCTGCGCTTTCATCTGCGGGTCGTAGCTGGAGTTGTTGATCTGGTCGATGACCGTCTTCGCCATCGTCGGATCAGCGAACTTCGTAAGGTCTACCTTCGGAAGAACCTGCGTGGTCGGATCGACAGCCTTCCCATCCTTTCCGGCCATGGAGTAATCGAGGCCACCCTTGGCTGTCAACCCAATCGGCTGCTGACCCTGCATCACCGAATCTCCCACCTTGTAATTCACGGCCGAGAGGTTTCCGTACTGCGTCGTCGAACCGTCCGAGTGGGCGATCTCGACCGTGTAGGGATCGCCGGGCTTATCCTGGGTGACGCTGCTCACCTTACCATCCGCTGCCGCGTTGACCGCGGTGTTTGCCGGGACAGTGAAGGTCTGACTGCCATCCTCGTTCTTGTTCATCGTGTACGAACCGCCCTTGATGGGGAGCTGGGGATTGATTCCCGTCGGCTGGCCGTTCGCCGTGCGCAGCGCGTTCGAGATCAACTGGTTCGATACGTCCTTGACGGTCTCCACGTCCGTGTTGCGCTTGATGGCGCTACCCAGCATCTCCGCCGTTCGCTGGTCGATGTGTCCCTGCGCCAACTCGCTCTCGTAGAACGACTGCGCTCCCTGGTAGTTATGGTTGTCCAGCATCTTCGAGATGACGCCCTGCGCAATGCCTGTCGTGACTTCCTTGGCCGCTTCCACCCCTTGCGGGCTGTCCGGGCTGGCTCCCGTCGCGATGAAGAGAGCGTGCTGCTTCTGCTGGATAGCCTGATTGCTGAAGGTGTAGAAGTTGCCAGTTTTGTCGCCATTCACATCCGTTGCGCCGATGCTGTCGGGGTTGCTGATGGCGGACTGCGCGTAGCTGTTGGCGCTGTCGCTGGACGCCTGCGCCGAGTAGAGGGCGTTCTGCTGGAAGTGATGATCGGCCATCACGGTGCCGAAGTTTGTGAGGTGCGCCGTGGTCACACGGTTGTACATCATCTTCTGGAAGTTGTTGTCGAGCCCATCCAGCCCCTGCTGCTTGATCTTCGCCAGCGCGGACGTGGCGTCACCAAACCCATTGATCGCCGCCTGCCCTCGGGTGTTCAGGTAGCCGGGATTGTCAGCCGTGCCATCGCCATGGACAACCTGCTGCGCCTGCTGCATGAAATTCGTCACCGCAGACTTGGTTCGCGCATCGTCGAGCTGCCACTGGATGCGCTCCCCGATGCTGTCGAGGGTCGATCCGGCCTTGCTGACCGCCTCGCCCATCTGCTCCTGCTGCTGAGGAGCAGCATTTCTCATGGCGTCGACGCCGCCGGCGGTGAGGGCGGTCTGTGGATCGGGGCTAAGCAGCGTGCTTGGCGCGAACGTATCGGGGATCTGCGGCATTAGTTGAATCCTCCCATGCTGCCAGGCATGTATCCACCGTTGGCGAGGTACATCTTCATGCGTTGACTGTTGTTCCACTGGCTGGCGACAGAGGTTGCGCTGCTGAGCAGGCTGGAGAACCCTGCCGCGAACGGGCTGATCGTGCTCGCGGTCTTGCCCATGTTCGCAGCCGACACGCGGTCAAGGTTGGACTGGTTCGTAAAGTTGGTGGACTGCACCCGCGCCGCTGAGGCCTCGCGCACGGCGTTGGAGTTGATGTCGTAGACGTTGACATCCTTTACGATGTCCATGCTCCCTGCGACGTCCGCCGTCGTGCCTGTACCGCCCCTCAGCCCTCGCGCTGCCATGTTCACCGTCGCGGCCGCTTTCTGCTGCCCCGCCACCATCGTGGTGCTGAATTCCTTACTCTGACCGGACTTGATATCCGACTCGGCCGCGTACTCGGACTGCCGCGCATTGATCGAGGCCATGTCGGCCTGGTAGCCAAGATTCACGGCCTGCGACTTCGCCTGGTACTGCTGCGACTTGGCTGCAAAGTACCCGCCGATGGCCGTGTTGATGCCGCCCATCACCTGCATCATCAGCGCAAACGTGCCCGCGCTGGGCATCTTCGACTTGCCCCATGCAGACATATCCATGGGCGGCGCTGTCTGGTACGGAATCGAGGTGTCCAGGCTCACATCGCCGGTCATCAGAGTACTGAAATCCATTCCCATGGTTAGCCTCCCACGCTTACTTCAGTCGTGATCCCCACCACCGTCAAGGGCAGCGGGTTGGACTGGCTGATCGTGATCATGCCATCGGGGTTCCACGATGGCGGAATCGCAAGCTCAATCTCCCGTGTCATCAGGTCCGGCGAAGTGCCGTACGCCGCAACCGTGCGTTGCTTGTACTCGGTCAGGTTGCCGTCCTTTGGCCCTGCGAAGACGCTGCCGGAAAGAAACAGCTTGATCCAGAGTTTGTTGATGTTCTTCTGTGTTCCCTGACCGACGCCGGGAACTTGCTGAAGCGCAATAGGCAGGGTGTCAATCTCCGCCGTGTACGGAAGGCCAGCCTGCACCACGACGCCGGGCCTTTGCAGAGTAATCGAGCCGTCGGGTTGCACCACGCACTGCGGCTCAACCGCTCCGTCGACCAGCACATTCACCGTCTCACCCACCAGCCATGTCAGGCCTTCGATGAGGGGACGCGCCCACGCCCACGTCGCTGTCGCCACCGATTGCAGGTCCACTTCGAGCACCTTGTCGATCACCCCAACAACGACCGTCGGGCTGGTGTAGCTCTTGACCGTGAAGCGGTAGAGGATGTTGCCAGTTTGAATCCCTATCGAGTTGAAGATAGGTGCGCCGGTGAGGACAACCACGCTGCCGGGATCCGCGGGAACGAAGCTGGCAGCCGAAGCGTACAGGGTCAGCGTATCGGCTGGGCCCCAGGTTATTCCGCCGGTCACAGTCATCGTGACCGCGGACGCGTTGGTCCCGTCGAAGGTCGCTCCGCAGTCGACGAAGAACGCGCTCTCGGGCCCTCCGTAGAGCCTTGGCCCCATGCGCTCGATGCAGTTCGCCGTCTGGCCGTTGATCTGCCGCGTGATGACCGCGTACAGACGGTCCTCGGCACCCTCCGCAACCACAGCAACGCTCCGGAAGATGCCGTCTGTTACCGTGGTGATGCCACGCACCCACCGACTCCTCGGGGATGTAGGTGAAGCCGAGCAGGTTGCCGCTTGAGCTCGGATACCAGACTACCTGCCACGCCGCTTTCATGAACGCCTGATCGAGGATGCTGAATCCATCGAACAGGTGAGCGGCGCGGAGCGACACATCGCCGGTCACATACCCGCCAATCTGCCACTGGTAGCCCATCTCGCGCACATGCCCACCCCGCGCCGCGCAGAACAGAAGCTGGTTATTGACGATCGCAGGAGCGACATTCGTCGCGCCGATATAGCTCTGCGGACGTGCGCAGATGGTCGAAGGCGTGATCGCGTCGGAGTTGCTTGGGCTCGCGCTGATCTCGCAGGAACTGGCGAGCAGGATCAGCTGGAGCAGCGGAACGACGTGAAGAATCGTCGACATCTCGCGCGTCGCGATGGCGATGGCGATGCGATCGGTATCCCGCACCGGCAGCGAATAGCTCATATCGCTCTCGGTGCCCGTCTTGGTCATCCACAGGTTTTGTGGATTGTTGTTCGTGCCCGCGAAGATCCTCCGCTGCTGGTAGTAGCTGACGGCGCCGGGATAGTCCAGGGCAGCGCCGAAGACTGGATCGTAGATGTCTGGAGTGATGCTCATATCGACCCCGATGTTGGTATCGGAGAAGGTGAGTTTGGGTGTCTGCCCAATGAAGCCGTACAGGCCATTTTTCAGCTTATAAACGTAATAGGTGTAGGCACCCGCAACCGCTGCCCAGCTCAGGGTGTTGTAGCTGCCGGTCACATAGAGGTTGTTCAACATGCTGACCGGCGTCGACGTCGCGCTCTGCTGGATCCCATCCGAGGCGACGGCCGTCACCACGTAGGTGTTGGTGATATCGACGATCTGCGTCCCGTACTGCAGGGTCGCGCCATAGGTGTAGGAAGCCCAGCCGCTGGCATCGAGTGGGTTGCCGCTGTAGTCCTCCAGGTAGAGCTCATTCGTGATGAGGTGGCCGCCTGTATCAATGGGAACCTTGCTGACCATCCAGAAGCCATCGAGCACCCTTGTCCCACCGCCGGTGAGCGTTGCCGTCAGTCCTTTGACGTACACGCCATCGCCGAGAGCCAGGGAGTGATCTGTTACCGTGGTGATCAGCGGATTCAGCGCAAGAGCGATGCTGGAGATGATGGCCATGTATCCGAGGGTGGGGGCGATAGCAACGCTGGCCGGGGCACTCAGGGATTGCCCAAACACAATCGAAGAAAACGTCCACAGCGTTGCCCCGTAGCGCCGCAGCTCCGACGGAGGGTAGTTGGGATGGACCAGGGTCATCACGTCCGCGCTCTCGCACGAAGTGGATGTCCATCAGGTCGGCGGCACCGTAGGTGTTGGGGATTTCATAGGTCAGATCGGCTGGAAGAGCGTACCAGTAGCTCTGGGTCGCAGGGTCCGTATCGAGGGCAGGCACGAAGGGGCAGGCTTCTGGAGGGACTTGCGGCCGGTAATACGTCGCTCCGCCATAGCTCACCATGGCACCGATGGCGTAGTTCGGTTCAACGGCCAGACCGCCATAGGTCGGAGCCGCAGTCACCGCCGCCGCCAATCCCGTCACCGGATCGGTCAGCTCGAAGGTGTTGGCATCGAGTACCAGGACGTTGTAGGGCCCATATCCCAACCCGGCAGGGTAAGCGACATTATGGCCAACCGGCGCAACCCCTGTGATGGCCAGGACTACTGAATTCCCGGTGCTGAAAGGATGCCCAGGCCATGTAATAACGGTCGGTGTCGCGATCGTGTAGCTGACGGCGCCCGACGGCACGAACGCCGGCTGGGTCGCAGAATACTCCAGCGTCTTGCCTTGCGTGTGGAAGCGGAAGTAGCCGGGCCCAATCTCGATCACCATGGTCTGGGTGATCGAGTAGGTGAACGGAATCAACCGTGCTGGCCCGTTGTTCTTGGTGGTCTTGACGAACGCGAAGCCGGGCCGCTTCTCCGCGGGACCAAGCGGCGTCACAATCAGGTTCTCAATGCTCGCGGCACCGCTCTGGAACTTGGTGTCATCGATCCGGCCAAACATCTCCGGACTCAGCTCGCCGCCGATGAACGAACCCTTGAATGTTTTCGTGTTCGCCATCTATCTTCCCGCCATCCATGGAACCGACTGCTTGAGTTCGATCCGGCGCTGGTTGGCGTCGGAAGTCTTTGCCTGGCTGGTGAACGCCTGCGCCTTCTGCATCATCGCAGCGGATACCTGCGCGCCAGTGTCCCCCTTGATGAGCGGGCCCGCGAGCATGGAGGCGAGCTGGTACGAGAGCGCCATCACAAACAGGGCGCTGAACTGGTTGGCATCGCTGACCAGCAGCGTGTACCGCAGAATCGCATTGCAGACGTTGGTCAGGAGGATCCGGATGCCATCCGCACCGGTCTCCATGGCAAACGGCTGGGGCGTGTACACAATTTCAGCGGGGTTGGGGTAGTCGGGCATGGGGTGGAACCATGCCATCGCGTCGGTATCGACCATCACGTCGCCGAAATGCTGGGTGTAGTCATCCACCGCAAGCGGGGAGATGACGGCGATAGTGTTCAGCAGCCCATCGGGAACCGCGTAGGCGTACAGCCATGTGGTGCTGGGGTTGGTCGCCAGCAGCGCCAGGTTGGCGCGCCGGGTGGTGAAGTCCCACGTTGCCTGCTCCAGGAGGCTCTGGAGAGCGATGGGATAGAACCGGGAGCAGAATCCAGCCTGCACGGAGCTGTCCGGAGGAGAGATCGACTGGACATCGGCGACGTCGCCGATATGACTCAGTGCGAGATTGCAGACATCGACCGCGCTCGGCATGGTTGCCCCTCATAAGAACGAAGGGACCGAAGTGTGTGTCTTCGGCCCCTCGGGTGAATTGGCTTGGGCGATTACTCTTCGTCGGTGCCGTTGACTTCCTCTGCCTGCTTGCCCTTCTCGGCCTGCTTGGCTTTCGGCTTCACAGGTTCGATGTGCTCATGGAGGGGGCCGTTATGCTCAAACTGCTCTCCCTCGTGCCGCAGGACACCGTTGTAATGCGTGCATTTGGCTCGCACTTGCATGGTTCACTCTCTTTCTCTGCTGACTAGACGGCGAGTCCCTATGCGCACGGCGAAAGTTTCTACTCTCGCCGTGCGCGTAGCACTTAGGAGACGACGAAGCCGGACGGGCGTGGCGTGTTGCGTTGGATGGTGTTGGACACATACGCATCGAACGCTCCGGCGGTGAGGACGGCGGTAGCGATGCGGAACACGATGCGCCAGAAGCGCTGCGTGCCCACCGGAGGCTGCGCCTGCAACAGCGCCGTTCCCGGGGTCGCGGCAGCGAAGCCAAGCACCGGTCCGGCCAGCCGATCCGTCCATGCGGCGTTGTCAGGAGAGTCCTGAAACACAGCCTGCACGGTGGCAGCACCGGCAGAGGTGGGTACAGTGTGGCTGATGACATTGAGCCAGAGGTTCTCTCCGGTAAATTCAGCGCTGGACCCAGCCGCGCTGCCCATGTCGTAGACGTTGGTACTCGGCGTGTCGCCAATGGCCGTCGGGGCCTGGGCGGAGGCGAGTACGAGTTCAGAATCGAGCATTCCCATGATGATCTCGCTTTTCTGTGAGGGAGGGTTTCAGCCTCCCTCACGGTTAGAGGTTGCGGTTGCCAGTCGTTATACGACGGCGGCTTCAGTGATCAGGAGTTGGTCGACGGTGCGTACCGGAATGCCCATAAACTTCAGGACGCCGCCCGTGATCCCCGTTCCAGCGCCCGCCACCGATCCGGCAGTCACCGCTCCATACTGATTGACCGCCTCGGTGAACGACAGAGCGTTCTGCGACTTGTCGAGGGCTCCAATGCTCAGCATCTCCTTGACGGAGCGGTTGGCATAGAAAGCGCATCGGCTCATGCCCATGGAGGGAATGCGAGCCAGCGCCTTGATCATCAGCTTATTGATCCAGGTGGACGCGGTGATCGCCTGCGTACCCGACTGCCCATCCATGTCCGCAACGGAGATGTTGGCGATGCGAACCGCATAGCGCCAATCCTTCACACAGAGACCGTACTTCCAGTCCCACAGGTCGGCATAAGCACGGAAGCGGTTGTTCGCTGCATCGAACGCATCGATCACGCCCAGGTTCTCCTGGACCAGCCCAGCCTTCGAGCCCTTGGGGTAGAAGCCGGTGACCGTGTTCTCACCCCAACCCACAAGCCAGACGCTGGTGTTGGTGTTGCCCGCGCCGCCGGCGTTGATGATGTTCGGGCCGGAGGGCCCGCCGAGAGCGTTGTACCGCGGCGTCAGTCCAAGGATGCCATCCTTGTTTGCCGACGTATCGCCGTAGAAGATCTGCTGCGCGAACGTCTCGTTCATGGATTCGACGAAACCCAGGGCCTCACTGAAACGGAACGCATCGCTGTTGCCGTTCAGGTCGGCCAGGTCTTTGTCGATCTCGTTGCGGCCCTGCTGCATCGCGCAAACATCCTCGACGGTGGCGCGGCCGGACTTGCTGGTGGGAACGCCTTTGTAGAACTGGCGCAAACTCACCGAGGGAAGGCTCGTGCGAACTACCGACTTGTGGCCGGTGGGCAGGTTGCCTTCAATGAAATTCATGTCGAAGATGATTTCGTTGGACTGGTTGAGGAGCTCGGCGAGAACGGCAACCTTGCCGTCGGGTCCGAAACTCTTGGCGATATCGATCAGGGTATTGTGCCCTGCATTGAGCGGAAGCGTAGCCATGGATTACCTTTCCTTATGGTTCACTTGGTAGGAGTTAGGGCGTTGTGCCGTAAAGGATACTGGCTGCACTGACGGGCTTACCCGTTGGTGCCGCGCCGGAAACGAAGGTGTCTTCGCTGATGGCCTTCCCGATCTTGTAGAACGCCCGAATCACTTCCGGATGGTTCCCAAGGCCAGTCGTTCCCAGCAGCTTGCTGAGTTCGGGCGAACCGAACGTGTCGAGAGCTTTCTTCGCAATCCCCAGGTTGGCATCGAGCGCATCGCCGCCGAACTCCTTGTCCGACTTCGAGCTATCGAGCCATTCCTTGTTGATTGCCAGAACCTGCTCAGTCTGACGCTCCGCAATCTTCGGAGCCATCGAATCGAGCAGCTTCTGTGCCGCATCCTGCGTCAGATTGGCTTCCTTGGCGGAGGCTTCGAAAGCGGTGAGGATGTTCGCATCGTAGGTTTGCCCCTCGGGGGCAACGAATGCGTACGTCTCGGGTGCGCCTTCAACCTTCACTTCGGGCTTGGCCTCTGCGGACTCCGCTGGAGTCGCGACAGGTTCTGCAACGGGCGGTATGACTACGGCAGCAGCAGCCGTCGCATCGCTCAAGAGCGTTGCAGCAGCAGCGACCGCCTCTACAACTGGGGTCTCGGCGCTATTTGGAGTTGTGGCCGTTTCCGTCGGTTCCATTGTGGTTCTCCTTCACAAGTGCCGAGTAAAACTCGGGGCAAAATACGTGGATTTGGGCTAAGGTGCGATTCCCGAAGTTCCTGTTTCCCTCGTTGAACGCCATCTGCATGGCATTGGTGTTGAACGAAAGACGGAAAACTCCAGACTGCTCCAATAACCGCCAAACGATCCGGCGACCACGTTTACTACTCATCAACCACTTCAGATCCAGCTCTTCGGTCTCGCTCGCCATGCGCTTGCGAAGGTCTACATCTTCCTTGGCAAGTTCTTGGCCGCGCAGGTCGGTAGGATCGTAGGCTTGACTCACATCCTCCACACTAGAACAGACCCGACCGAGTTATGTATACAGCCCTATTTCTTGCCGTACAGCATCTTCGTCGTGGCGCTACCGCCGTCGCCGCCCATCTCCATCTCCGTGATCTGCAGCCCCATGCTGCTCTCAGAGTCGCCTATCGTCGTCTGATAGCCACTCTTGCTCGTGACCATAGCCTTCGCGGTGAAGGTCACTTCATCTCCCACCTTGAGGCTGTCGCCGATGCCGAGCTTTCCCAGCACGTCGTCATCGAGGTTGATGGAGAGACCGTAAGGGTAGCGCGGGCCATCGTCTGCGGTCTGAGGCTCGTTCTGCTCCTTCGCCTCTTCCTTGCTCATCTTCATATCGACCATTGCCATCACTACACCTCCTGCGGCGACGGCGAGCCGTATCCGCTGTACTGGTTCATGAGATCGTTGAGGGCATTCGGATTGCCCGGGCCCGTGGGACTCTGTGCGAGATTCTTCGCCGTCTGCGACTGCTGCTGCATCGCTGCCGCCTGCGCCTGAGCTGCCTGCGCCTTGGCCTTCGCCGCACGCTGCGCCTGCACCTGGTCGGCAGGCACGATCAGCTTCGGATCGATGCCCATCATGTCCGAGTAGGTCGTAACCCACGCGTCCGGGTTGAAGTTATCCAGCACTTCCGGCTTCATCTGCGCCACCGTGCCCATGGAAGCACAAAGCGGGCGATGGAATTT